ACAAAATACTCTTCGATCTCTGGAGCAATACCATTTTTTTGTTCGTCACGACCAGGAATATTTGGTCCGATAACATTCTTATCTTGTTTCTTTTCTTGGCGGACAAACCGCATCTTCATTGGATCAATATACCTCAGTTCTTTAATTCCTTCCTGAGGATTTTTAAGATCAATTACCTTATGATAATAAAGTCTTCCATCAACATACCAATTTCTAAAAATTTCATGAGACTTTTTATCAAAATCTAAAATTTCTTTAATATACTTAAATTCTTGTCTAATTGCTTTCTTTAAATTATCCGTAGCATTTAAATTAGACAATTCAATTTCAATTGGAGAATCATAAAGATCACTCACAATTGCTTCATTTACAACATCCTCGATAGCACCATCCGCTTCTGGATGTAGTGACATCTCTCTGTATCTTTTAATTAAATCAAACTCTGTTCTATATTGTCCTTCAATATCTACATACGAACCATAAAATCCACTACTAATATAGTTATCAACCCCATCCTCGTTATTCACGGGGACGGGGGAAACTACAGATTTGGATTTCTTTTCTGTATCATCAATAGAAAAACCAAAAAGTTTTGCCATATTATAAACTAACTTAGACTACTATTTTATTATTTAGGTAATATCTTCACCACCTGCCTGAGCAGCTGCTCCTCTAAATGCTTCCCAATAATGGACTTGCATTTCTACAGTAAACTCCTGAATAGTATCAGTAGTATCATAACTCAAATCAATCGTAGAAAGATTGGTCGGGAAAATATCCCAAAACTTATAGGATCTCAGAAGAGAACCATCACGATCAAGTTGATTTGCAGTAGCATCTTTTTGATATAATGTTGGATTTGCAATTCCAGTTCCATCACTCATTTTGTTAATAATATTCATCCATTTTTCAAAAGCAGAACGAATGGAGAAATCAACATCATTTATAACTGTGATTGTCCAGGTTTCAAATGTTCTATCTCCGGCAATTTTAAGGATACGACCTCTAAAGGGAATATCAATATTTGCGATTGTAGAGGCAGGCAGAGCTGCTGCCTTTACAAGAAATCTTGCTTTTTCTAAAACTTCAGTTTCATTATCTGGTTTGGCAGCATCTGGAAATGCTAATACAACTTCAAATAGATTGGGTCTTGCACCACCACCGGTCAGTTTACTTTTAAAATCACTGATCGTTCTTAATGGTGCGTTATTTTGTTGCTGACGACTAGGCATTTTTTTTCTTTTAACCTCTAAATTAAACGTTACCGATTACTTCATTAAATGAAACACCAGATCTGGTGGCAACAAATGTAAGACCAATGAAGTTAATTGATCTCGCAGGTTTGATGAAGATGTCTGCCACAAACTCATTATTATCTATAATAGCGGCAGTGTTATTTGTTTGATCGCAAATAACAACATAATCTTGAATTCCTCGTTTTGCCTGAACATCACGGAGGAATGGTTCAACAATATTCACAAAGTTAGTTCTTGTAATCTCATCGTTGAACTCGAAGAGTTGGTCTCTTGCAGCAGCAGAAATTGCATCCTCAAGAAAGATAAACAATCTACGAACGTTAATACGATCAAATGCAGATGATTTTGCAATTCCAGTCTTATCACCAAACAGTGTAACTCCACCACCAGGAGAAACAATAACTGGGTTAATTCTTGCACCATATAATTTATCTCTTTGTGCTTGAGAAGGATTATAAGTGAGTTTGACTGCGTTTAATACTGCACCTCTTGTGGTTCCTGCTGGTGAGAACCAGGGGAAGTTGTCAATATCGTTGCGAGCACAAATACCTGCAATGTCTCCATTTAATGGGATATAACGGAAAGTATTTGAAAATCTATCATACATGTACTTATAACCACTATCAAACACTGCATAAGTGGATGAAGTAATTGGTGAATAATAATCTAGTACATTATTGGTAATAGTTTCATCATTATTAACTGTTACAGTTCCTACAGATGTGTCAGTAATGAATGCTTTTCTATATGGTGAAATGAATGCAAGAGCATCTTTTCTTACATCAGCAACTGCAATCAGTTTATTTGCGAGTGCTTGTGCGGATTCTTTGTCATAATTTGCAGATCCCATTATAAGGAAATCTACTTTATAATTTTCAGTATTTTCAAATAACCCATATCCACTCACTAACTTATCGAGTTCAGGACTAAGTGCTCCCGTAGCTGAGATGTCACTTCCTCCAGCATAATCTGTACCTCCGGCAAGAACTTCGTTTTTATTTCCAGAAGCAAAGAATAATACTCCTTCTGCTGCCTGATCCCAATCACCACCGGTTGCAGCAGTAAACTCGGAAGAATATCCAATTGCAGTAACTTCTGCTGGTTCATCTCCAGCAAAGATAAGTGCTGAGTTAGTTTTCAGATAATTTCTCCAATAGGATGGTGATCCAGCAGAATATTCTGCATCACTTGCTTTGGATAAACCTATGTGCTTCTCAAGGATAGTTCCGGCATTACCGGTAATTTTACCTTCTCCATCAATAACAACAACATGAACTTCATCAAATCTTGCTCCCCTCGCAGCAGCATATTCTGATGTTGTTGGACGATCTGCTAATGTATTCCAAGATTGAACTGATGTGACATCCGACCCACCAACAGTTGAAGAAGATATTTCTACAGTTTGTTGCGAGAACCAATCTTGTCTTCCAGTATATGAGGTCGAACCATATGCAACTGTATTAGAAGCGGTATGAATAGCAACGTTACCAGTATTAGAGAATGCGAAAGTTCCTCTTTCTTGATAATCTCTTGGTGTTTCCGTTGCTCCATCAACTTGAGAAAGAACTTTTACACCAATCTGACCGACACCAACCTCAGTAACTATACCTTTTAAATATCCTGTAAGTGCTGTGGTTGTTCCTGCCCCAATTGAAGTTCTTCCAACTAAACTTTGAGTAACTCCCATTCCGACAGTAATGTTTGAAGCAGTACCATTAACGGCAGTAGTAGTCACACCTGTAAGAATTTGATCTGCCTTACCATCAATAATGGCAACTCTAAGTCCATTTGCCCAGGATCCAGGATTCTTAGCAATTACTGTTCTATTTGGAACTACATTCTCATCATATTGAAGTTGATCGTAATGCTCAATACTTTTAATTTTAATAGCGCCGGTGCCAACATACGCATTTGACAAGTTATCATCATCTGCTCTCACAATTCTCATTGGAGCACCATATGCCATGTATGATGAAGCAACAAGCCAGTGCTCGTAATGCTTATCGTTAGAATATGGTTTACCGAAATTATCTAATAAATCTTTTTCTGATGGAATAACCGTTGGAAGCTCTACGGGTCCTTGTGCAAAAGGTGCAACAAGACCACCTATTTTTGCAGAAGATGCATCAATTCTTCCTATTGTAAGGTCAACCTCCCTTACCCTTATCCCTGGAGATGCTAAATTTACTGGCATCTTGTGTGTTCCTCTCATCCAATTTACCTAAAAATATTTAGGAAAAGGGGTATTTCTAATGGGGAAACAGTGCATGAATACCTACCAATCAGGATATTCCCATCTCAAATTACTCTTTCTACCTCCACTTACTCTTTTTACTGTGCATACTTTACATTCATAAGAATATGATGATGCTAATGTTTTTCTATCTTTTCGAGTTAAATAAAAATCATCTATTAAACTTTTAACTTCGTCACAAACTCTACATTTACGATCAAAAAATAATAAGTGTTCTAATTCTATTTCATCATCGATGGACATTACCTATAATCCCACATATATGAACGATCTCCATATTCATCTGCATACCATCTATCTCCAGAATCATCTACAAAAGTTGTTTCACCGTTAATTCCATCTTCGATAAAACCAAATGGTGCCATGTCTTGATCAATTTGATTTTTCTGCTCTTCATATATTCTCTTTCTTACATCATTCTCGGTCATCTCCTTAAAATATTCTTGTGCTACTAACCATGAGAATATAACAAGACACATTGCTAAGTCATCATTACATCCTTCCTCTGCTTCAAAAGAATTTGCTTTCTGTGAGAAAGTTGTTAGTTCTGATATGATTTCGTAATCGGGAGTAAATAATTTATCTTCTTCTATGAGAGTTTTGAGATTTGAACATCCTAATTTTTTAACTGCCGAAGTTGTGCGAACTCCAAGTTGAGTTTTTTTGCCAGAGAACCCTGTTCCCACTATCTGCCCATTTCTCCCTCTCATAGTTGCCATTAAAATATTTTCATACTCTAAATCATATTGAAGAATGCTTGCAACTTGTTCTCCAATATCATTTACTTCAATCAATAACCAAGATTGATTGTATCCTTTTGCTACATCAAATATAATATTAGGAAATAACATCGGTTTGACTTCATTATTCCTATACTTTGCAACTACCTTATAAGGAAACTCTGTGATATCAAAAACAATAAATGCTGAGTAATCATTACCAAGACCACGGGCAACATCAACCGTGATTAGATAATTGTGCTCT